AAATGGTGCAAGTGCTGGATTAGATGTCACACCCAAGAATTGCATCAACCTCTGACTACGTACTTCATTAGCCATCAAACTTTCTGTGCCACGTGCAACTACTTCAAGATCTCCTTTGATTGATGGATCAAAGTCAAACTGCATATTAAACTGAAATAGTCCTTCACCCAATGGTTTAAGTAGATAATCATCTACGTTTTTAATTACTGTTTTAATGCCACCTGCTGCTGCACCCATTAACATAGATATACCTGATGCAGTTCTACCTACACCTGCTATACCTGTCTGTCCATGTGCAAAAGATGGGAAGCCTGTGCTTTCATCTGAAAGCTGTCTAGCTTTATCAAACATCATCATATTCTCACTAGAAACATTTGGATACTTTGTACCAAACAATGCTTGTCCTGGTGCTCCACCCTGTCTCCTAAATACTTTACCAGGATATACTGTAAGATCCTGTCCTGGTACTAGATTAGTTTCATCTACTTCTATAAGTAAGTTACCTGATAGCACAGCATTATCAACTGCCATACGCATAAAACCATTCATTAGTGTTTGCGTATCGTCCATGTTCTCTGCAATGCCTACACCAAAGAAACTGTATGGATTAAGTTCGTATGGTGCTGCAACGTATGGTATACGTGCTGGTTTAAATGGATTAAGCACTACACGTATCAGTCTACCATTACATACCCATATGTTTGCCTGTAACTCATCTAGATCTTTTAGATCTTGAGGTATGTCAATCTCTTGTTCTTCTAACAGATCTGTATCTACAGTACCCCAATACTCCATAACCTCAAAACGATCTATGTCATGCTCTGGTGCATAATCTGATAGATCGTCTTCCCAATACAGTTTAGTGTAGTTCTCACCTTCTGCTATCACTTCTTCAATCACGCTGTCTCTAAAATATGGACGCTTTTTAAGAGCACGTAGTTGTGATCGTGACATTTTATGTCTTTCTATCACATACTGTGCCTCATCCATATTGTTAGCATCTGGATCTGGATAAAAGTTCCACACAGATACATGTGATACCTGTGGTACTGTTTTAAACATAGGATCATATTCACCGTCATCATTCCAGTTAGGATATTCTTTGTCAACAGCAAATGGCCCTTTCATCACGCCTGTACCAAAAAGGGCCATTTCAAATGCTGTGCTTCTTAAATGTTTACTTGCACCTGATTCTTCTAACTGATCGTGTATCTTTTTCTGCATTCGTTTTGCTGCAACCATTGCAGGACTAACTGTAATTGCAGAACCTGTCTGACCCACACCCTCTCTAACACCTTCTATATCTCCTAACTTATTTCTGTATTCACCTAATTTTTTCATTAACGATTGTTGTGTAGCACCTGGTTCTAAGTCATTACCATCACCAGCATATCCATAAGGACTATCTAATATGTCACTCACTTCTGGTGTTTCTTTAGGATCAAAGTGTACATCACCTGCTACACCATCTGGTAGCTGTGTAGGATCTATACTTAACGGAAACTTATGATTAGCAAATAGCACATCAACTATCTGTCCATATGCTGCTAATGTTTTTGTCTTTGTTATTTTTATAAATACTCTAGATCTTTCTGATTCTGTAAACTGCACATCAGAACCATACAGTCCTCTATAATTACGATACGCTTTTATCCAACGTTCTTCATCCTGATACCTATAATCTTCTGCTCTTTTATATCTTTCATTAATATATGGTATTAGATTAGATATACCTTCATCCATAGACTCTTCTGCATCTTCAAGATGAATAGCATCTTCTTCCATAATAAAATCATCTGTCATTATATTTTTCCTTAATATCCAAAGACTGCATCTGCTACTTGCATCTGGCTAGGTGGTTTTCTACTTGGATCATAATCAAATAAGTTAAACCTTGGTCTTGACATTATACCATATCGCAATGCATCATACAAGTGGTCTTCTGCATGTGTATCTATATCTTCAGGATTACGTTTATCTATTGGCAGTGCAGGTAACTGTGATATTAGATTTGTACATCCTGAAAAGAATACTAATCTAGGTTCTTCTGTAAACTCATCTACCTGTAGTCTTCTGTGTATCTCGTTCTTACCAGCAACTCTACTGCCCTTACTTCTATCTGATGGCCTCCACCTGCATCCTTTACTTATCATTTGCTCTGCAAGTGATGGTCCTGTGTCACCTCGTTTGTGCCACAAAGAACTATCCAACACACCATACTTTATGTTACCGTCACCTTCTTCTAACTCTAATACCATCTCTGCTAAATCAGCAGCTAGAACTTTTGATACGTATAACTCTCTATATATTATTATCTGCTCATTCGGTGCAACAGCAAACCAAAGTACACCACTATAAGAACCATAGCCATAGTCACATGCCCTAAACTTAACCCAGTTATGCGGTATATCAAAAGGTTCAACTACATGTATATTTCTGTTAAACTCTGTAAATGCTGCACCTTCTTTTATATCCCAATCGCCCTCTAGCAATTGTTTTCTTTGATGTTCAGGTAACGATAGTAGCATAGCTTCGTAGTCACCTGTGTCAGCTAGGTATGGGTTATCTGCTAACCTAGCTGGTATAAACTTTCTTCTAAATAATGCTTTACCTGCTTTTGCGTGTCCTGCTGGATATTTTAATACTTCACCTGTTTCTATATCTGTGGCTGGAAAACTTTTGTTATATGGGGCAGGATCAATAAACATTTTCTTAACCCACTGATGCCCTGGTCCTCCTGGGTTTGTTGTAGCCCTCATATATACACCTAATTCTGGTGCAGTGGAACGTAGACGAGATCGCATATAGTTCCATGCGAAAGGTGTAGACCATTGCGTTAACTCATCAAAACCTATCCAGCTAAATGCTAGACCCTGATAGCGCATTACGTCATCATCTCTATCTAGATATGACATCCAAAGTTTTGCTCCAGATGGTGCGGTCCACTGCATTTTTCTTTCTGACCATTTTATATTAGGACATACTTTTGGATATAGTTCTTGAGATTTAGATATGAGTTCTCTTAGTTCCTCTGTTGTATGTCGCAATAACAATCCACTAAAAGATGGATGGTCAAAGTATCTAGTAGGATCAGCTAACATTGCGTAGCTCTTACCACCTCCAGCACTGCCACCATACAATACCTCTCGTTCTGGTGCAGCTAAAAACTCTGTCTGTGGTCCGTCATTTGGTCTAAATACTACATTAAGTTCTTGCTCTATTTCTGTAGTGTCATACTCTATTTTCTCAGGTGCTAATTCTTTTTGCACCGATTCTACTGGCTTCGATTTCTTCTGCCTTTTTGATCGCCTTTTCCGCATACTCTGCCCATTTGCGGATGCTTCTAGCTTTGTCCTTACGCTGTCGCTCATGCTTTATTCTTTTCTGTAATCCAAGATGTGATATATACCTTCCTGTATTCTTACTTAACCACGCTGCAACTTCACGCAATGAGTATTGCCTAAGATACATTTTAGCTTTCTCCAAATGATCCAACTCTTCTTTGATTGGCAAGAGCAAGTCTTTATCTTCTGGATCGACTTCGTATCCGAATGGTATTGTTCTAGCAATACGTGGTACAGGTAGCCACTCATTTTCTTCCTTTATATCTGTTGGTTGTGGTAGTTTCCATTTGCCTAAACTTCTGTTCATCAGTCATCATCGTCTTCTGCTTTTGCTTTGGGTGGCATTAGCATCACACCACCTGTTGCCTCTACCTGCATCTTCTCTGTCTTTACCAAACCTGTACGGTCTAGTAATTCTTTTGCTGCTGACATCTTATCTCGTATGCCTAGCTCTGTTGGATCTAGTAGTGCACCTGCCATAGCTACAGCAGCTTTAGGTGCATTACGTGCCATGTATTGTTGTGTAGCTTCTAGTATTTCTTCTTTCAAACTCTTAACTATGTTAGTTGTAGAAGATCCCTCTGCATATCCAGCTAGTTTCTTTGCAGTTGCTACATCACCATTTGCTTCATCAAATAGTACCTCTAGAAACTTTAACTGGTTCTCTGTGTATTGTCTAGCCATTTAGCGTTCCTGTTTTCATAATGTTACTTAGTCTTAGTGCTCTACCTTTTACCTGATCTGCCCACTTAGAATCTAACATCTCTAGAGCAGCAGTGCCATAGTCACCTTTATGTATTGCTGCCCACATCTTTTTAAATCTATTTAAACGTGGCATACCTAAGTTAAATGCCATATTTATACACACCATCTGTCTAGCTTCATCTAGTTCTTCTACACATGGATGTGCTTTGCATAGTTCTTTTTCAACTATAGCTATGTCATTTCTTAGAAGATACCTAGCTCCATATAATGTAAGACCATTCATGTATACGTCTTGCAAAGATGTGTAACCTAGATGTTGAAGCTCCTCATCTGTTAAGCCTCTATCTTCTAAGTTTCTGCCCACTCCAATTGTATCTATGTCAAGTGAATCAGTATAGACTTGTAGTTCCATACCTTCATCAGCTATCAACATCTCTACAAGTTTATGTGAATCATACTTCATCTATTTCTTTCTTTTTCTAGAACGTATAGTTTTTTTATAACCTGTCTTTTGATCTTTCAATATTTTTTTTAATGTTTTAGCTTGTTTTGCATGTACCTTAGATGATTTGCTTAAACCTTTAACTATTTTTGTTAGGGGTTTTGTATAGTGTGGCATAGCTATTACTTTTTCTTTGGCATTGCAAAACCAAAGTATGCACCAACAAGTGCAGACAATGATCCGTACATCATCATAAGAATACTGTCAGCCTCTGCAAACCTAGTAGGCCATATTAGTACAGCAGTGGTAGCAACAAGCATTGTGCCTAGTGCGGTCCATGCCATGTAACGTCTGTTAGATTGATATGCAACTTTATCTACTATTACATTTTCTTCTGCCATGTTTCTCTCCTATTTTTTCTTCATGCCTACTCTAGTGCGTAGTGGTGGTTTATTTTTAGGTAATGGTGGTGTTTTTCTTTTAGGTTTTGATCTAGGCAATGGTGGTTTCTTTTTAGCTTTAGATTTTGTAGATGCTTTAGCTCCTTTAGATTTATCATCTGATAGTGCTGCACCTATTACATAACCACCTAAACCAGCACCACTAACTGCAAGCAAACCTTTTTTTATAGCTGCTTGTCTGTCTGCCATTTGCCCATCTATAACGTCCTTTGCAAATTCTCTAATTCTTTTTTTACCTACCATAGCAGTAACATCACCTGTTGATTCAGTTACCCTAGTAGCACCTTTCATTTCTAGACCTGATGATTTTCCTACTGCCTTTCTACGCATAGTTTCTCTACCACCAAATCTATTAGCATTCTTATACATTTTATCGTATAAGTCAAACTCTTTTTCTAATTTAGCTTTTCGCGCACCAGATGCTTTTTCTATTCCTTTATTTACTGCTGACTTAATATCTGTAAGTACACTTTTAAGACCAGCTATACCTTTTGATGCTTTTGCCATGTATACCTCCTATTTTTTAAATAGTTTAGTGGCACTACGTACCCCAAACGATGCAGCTACAATTACTGAAAGGGCATATTTATACCAATCAGGCATTAGTTGTAATTGTGCAAAACCTATCTGCACTATATCTTCACAACCAGGAACAAATGCCAGCACCAAAGGTATAGAGAACAAAATCGTAAGCCATTCATCTTTCCAGCTACCTTCACTTGCTTTAGCCTGTGCTATATCCCAATCTATCTCACCTGTAGCCTGTCTTTCTTTTATCTTAGCTTCAGATTTAATAGTAACAATCTTAGCTTCTGTCTTAGCTTTCTTTTCAGCCACATGACCATCTAGCCATGTACCAGCTAGGTTAGCCACTGGTCCTATCAAAGATCCTAAACCAAACATCACACTCTCCTAAAACGTGCAGTCTTCTTTGCTATCTTTTTAGGTTGTTTAGCATGTTGTTTTTTACTTGCACGTTTAGCTCTAGTAGTAGCAGCATACTCACTTGGTGTCAAGGCTTTTATTGCAGCAGTAGGTAAATATCTTTCTCCTGTTGCTTTTGGTCCTTGTGTAGATGGCTTACCTGATTTAGTTCGCCACTTCTGTCTGCCCCAAGCTGATAGGCTTTCCTGTCGTTTAGTCTTCGCCATTATTTTCTTCTTTACAGTGACAGTCGCATTTGCAAACGCTAGGATCACAATTACATTCTACACAACTATCACATTTACATGTCTTGTCTTCCATCATCCAAATACTCTCCTGTCCACATCCACCTCTTGAATCTAAAACAGATTTAGCCATGTTAGCTTTTGTAACCTCCACCTTTTGCTTTATATTGCTTTGCCAGCATCTGTGCCTTTCTAGCACTCCACTGACCAGGTGCTCCACCTTTACCACCAGCTTTAATACGATTAAATAAATTTTTACGCATACCTGGTTGTGTGTAGTTACCTGACTTATTTACGGTGCTACCACCTGATTTTAATTTAAGTGCACTAAGTTGCTTAGACTGCTTCTTATGTGCAGCACTAGCTTTCGCTAACTTACCTGCTACTTTTTTTACTACTCTTTTTGCTTTTGTGTTTTGTTTTGCCATTTGAATACAGATTGTTAAAAGTTACAGATGGGTCTAAGTAAGACTCATGGCCTTCTGCTGAATGTGACCACTGTGAGGGTGTAAAGTCTGGTGCACCCTCTCCAGTGCGCCATAAAGCAGGACTAGTAGCCCTAACCCTATTATTAGGTAATGCTACAAAATTGCCTGTCCAGCTACCAGCATCTGTTAAATATATTACGTGTGATTGCTTATGCTGTGCAGGATCATCTGCAATATCATTACCTGTATAGTCCACGGTAAATAAATATTTACCTGTGTAGAAATCACCTCCTATTTTACATAACCAAGGTGATGAACTTACCCTGTCTAATACGACTGTACTATGGTCACGTGACTCACAATCCCAAGGTTGACATAAGTGGTCTTCCATTGGTTCAGGCCAATCTTCTAGAGGTATGTCAGCTACCAATGCCTGTATTGGCATTCTAGCCCACATTGCTCCACCATGCACGTTTTCTGTAGGTCCATCTTCCCTATCTATTTCACATCCTGTAAATACAATATGAAAGCTAAGTGATCTATCTGGTATTGTATTTACTGCGAATGCAACCGCATGAAGAAAGTCACCGTGATAATTCTGATGGTTACTAGTAAACTCTCTTCTAACCCAACAATTAAAGTGGGGTACGTTACTAATTAGATTGGGCATTACCTACGTCTGGTAGCTCCACCTCTGGACATTTTTTTAGTTTTCATACCACCATATCTCATTTTGGTGGCTCCTCCTTTAGACATTTTCTTTGTTTTCTTTTTGTGCATAGGCATGGTTATGTTCTCCTTTTTTTGTTTGCCGATTTAAGTTGCTCTTTCGCCCTCTTAGCTATTGCAACAACCTCATTCTTTCCCATAACTTTAGCACGTTGTTCCATGACTGTCAAGATCTGTATCTTACGTGCGTATGGTTTTTTTATTCTTTTTACTTTTGCTACTGTTTTCCTAGCGTCAGCAGGTGTAGCAAACTTTATGCTTACAGTATCCTTTGGGTTTTCATCTGTGTACAGTCTGCGTCCACTACCCTTTGGCTTTTTACCTGTACCCTTTTTAGGATCAGGTTTAGACATTGTATCCCATTTTTCTAACTACATCAGGTCTAACTTTAGCTAATGCTTTTAAACCTTTCATGTTGTCTGTTACTTGTCCACCAGCAGCATACATGTGTCGTTTCATGTTTGCTGTACCACCATAGGCCATTGCAGGTTTCTTAACAGCACCACCCATAGCTTTTTGCTGTGGTCTAGTCTTTGGCATAGGAGCCTTTTTTGATTTATACATTTCTTTAGCTTCTGCACCCTGATCTTCTGCTATTGTGTCCATCATAGATTGCTTTTTAGCATCTAGTAATTTTAACTGTTTTTCCATTGCTTTAGTAGTTTTACCTGCTTTTTTTGCTTTAGCAATTTTGTCTTCTAACCTAGATATTTGATTGTCTATTAGTTCCATTTAACACTTCCACTTCCTTAGAGCTTTATTGATCCTTGAGTTTGGATCATTTCTAGTTTTTGCACTAGTGAGTTTCTTTTTCATGCCACCCATTCTAGCACAGAAAGACTTACGCCTGTTAGCAGCCTTTGATCCTTTTTTAACTTTACCAGTTACAGGTGCTTTTAGATTATGCCCTGCACGTTTAGCTTTTCTCCTACCTGCTGCTGTTAGACCACCAGTAGGACTCTTATCTTTCTTTGTAAAATTTACAGGTCTACGTTTTCTACCTGGTCTAGCCATCTTTCCATCCCTCAAGCATCATGCTCTTTTCTACATGTGCTAAACTATATCTTACACCTGTTGCATTCTCTAGTGCAGCACGTACAAAGAATACGTCACTGTGTGGTATATGTAAGTTTCTAAATGTTTTATTCTTTAGTGCTTCATAAAACTCTGTTAGAATATCATCTTTACGCATTCTTACAAAGTCATCTTTCCAAATGATAGAGCTAATGCTAGAAAACCTAATACTACTAGCACAGCTATTGACAGTCTCATAAGATCTCTGTCCATTAACATCACAGATAACCTATCACCTACAGATCGTAAGCAACTACTTATACGTGATTGTATATTCTTGAAGTCCATCTATATGCTCCTTATACGGATCTAAGTCTATACTGGCAATTACAGCATCAATATTACTATGCCAGTATCTAAGAAATCTATTTATACGTGGATACTCTGGTATTACATCTATAGTACCCCATGTAAACTCCTGCACTAAATTAGTATAGTCAGGCAAATAATAATAAACACGTAGCAATACTGGTTCTCTAACTAACATTTATTTAGATCTAGAGTTCCACAGATCAAATAAACTCTTTACTTTCTCTTTTAGTACGACAATATCACCATGCATTTTAGCTAACACGATAATTAAAGTTATTATACCTAGCAATATAGGCCAAACACGTATTAGTATATCTATTAATGAAATAGAATTAATGTCCATTTAATTGCCTCACTATAAGTGTACATCTAAGTGTTATATCTTAGAATTTTTTTAAGTTTTATTTAAGGGAGTTTTAAGTGTATCACTTTAAGTGATCTATTATATGTATATAGTTATACACACATTGTCAACCCTTGTCAACTAAAAAATACAAAAACTACTAAAAAAATATGTAAGTGTTGCTAATAGGTCACATATTAGTGTCACTTGCCGTACTGGTTAACAGTGAATTTTCCTAATCTGTGTGTTTGTACATACATATATCTACGCTACCCCCACTGGATCATGCCCCCATTATTAATATATCGCGTCATGGGTGACTGTTTGGCGCATTTTCCTGGGGATTTGGCGCAATATGTGGTAGTAAAGTGACGTTTATGACTATAAACGGCAAGTGATTACATAACACTTGCTTTATTTAGAGTGATTTATTGGTAGTGATTATACGGATGCTGCAATTTACAAAGACCATGCACAAAAATATACATCCCACTAAAAACCTGGTCGAAATATACCTACGCCTTACATTTATGGGCATATCACTATAAATATAAAAACTTTTTTAATATTTTTTATATTTAATATCAGTCACTTATAAAATAATTAAAAAAATATTTAAAAATGCTATTGTCATATAGTGCTTATTAGTTTAACTATTATATTTAGTTATTAGATACAACTTCGAAAGAGGGTAAGTAAATGCTAAACACATATAAAACTATTATTGTTGGACGTCCTAAAAAGAGCAAAAAAAGAGAGGAGTTGATCAAAGCAAAAAAACAAAGATTAGAATGCCTAGAAATGATTTCGGTATATGTAAAAAAATGCAATGACAACAAAACAAATATTCCGCATGGGGATAGTCAGGGTTTAAGCAATTGGAGCACTTTGTTTACTTACTGGGATAATATAGTCAAAGAATTAGAGAAGGATTAATACGATGACTGATAAAGAATGGAGCGAGTTTATAATCACTTTTGTTTTCACTGGAATATTTTTTATTACTATGATATTACTACTTTCATATTCAGTTTCTTAAACTTTAATTAAAAGGATCAATACAATGATTATATATAATGGACCTTCACTATTAGACGGAAAACCAATTGTAGTAATTGCACTTGCTAAATCATCC